AGGGCAAATATAATTAGGGATTTTATTTCCCTGCGCATCTAAAACCAATTCTCCCCTGCTTTGCTTAAAGCCTTCTCTTCCGCAAGCGAGGGGACCACCGAAGGTACCATCTTTTGGGTAACCTTTGACTGCGGCCATATTACTCAGCGCAGTCAACTCATTAAAATTATCTAAATACTTTTGGGTTTCACTTAATTGGTACTCAAAGCCTTCGAGCTCATCAGGTCCGACCTCCTCAATACGCAAAATACCTTTGCTTGTGTTTCCCACCAAGTCCTCCTCAAGAGGAAATTTTAAAAATAAAAATTCACAATTAACTGTGGTGACCTCAGGATACAGCTTACGAGTAGCTAGGGAATAAATTAAATGTTGAAGGTTGTCGGTTATGTCAGAACCCTTAAAGACTTGCTTGCTAGTTTTAAAGTCTCGAATAGTTGCCGACCCATCTTTATAGAGAAATAATTTATCTATAAAGCCTAGGACTTTATAATTCACATCACCCTCTTTCACTTCTATGTCAAACTTTTTCTCATTAAGAGCCTCTTTTAATTCCTTTTTGGCGTCTCCTTCAAAATCATAATTCAAGCCGTTGAGGGTCATTTTGTCAATTAAGTCTATATTTTCTTCGTCTGCTACATCGAGACGACGAGCATGATACATCACTAGACGACGCAAACCTTCATAAAGCAAAATAGAGTTTTCTTCTCGCACTTGCTCCAAGAGAGCCTCACGCTTCTTGTCGGCTAATAGCTCGAGAACCAAATGGACTATCCACCCGCGGCTGGCACCGTCATTGGTTGATTCGGGCAATTTCAAAACATATCTGCTCCAATACTGCCAGCTACACTGCTTGGCTAACTTAATTCTGCTGGCGCTTAAAGAGTTCATAGATTATTTAATATTTTAATGTTTTTGTAAAGGTTGTTGGAGATTAATTTGGCTTGGTGAAATTTATTGATGTACTCTACTAGGGAAGAGCGCTGGTCTTCAAAGGAGGTATTACCCACCTTTCCTCTCCATGCGTCAAAATCTTCGCTACTCATATCGCCAAAATCGTTCTGCATCGGGAGACATATTTTAATAAATTCAGGGTCGAAATGACTCAATAACTTTAGAAAGTTTTTGCAACATCCTACGAGGCCTCTGTTGACCTCGTGCTCCTTATCATTGTTGAGAGCCAAGACAATAGAAGGGGGAGAGAGTCCAATGAGGGCACAAATTAGTTGAGGAGACACATCCAGACCAAAGGTAACCAAAACATTTAAAAAACCATGTTCCATTAAACTTAGCATGTCTCCAATGCTCTCTACTAAAATTACCCCTTTCTCCGCAATGGCCTCCTGGACCTCGGGGTGAATATGCAAAGGATAAACCCATTGCGTTTTCTTACCAAGATGTTTCCATTTGGGCCGATCTTCGTTAGAAGCCATATCGCGACCCGCAAAACCATGGATTTGACCGTGCTGATTAAAAATAGGAAAAACAAACCGTTGATACATTTGTCCCCGCGTAGCCAAGCCCGCCTTTAAGGTCTTCAACAAAGAGCTGGAAACCCCCTTATTGTTATAAAATTTGTAGTGAGGTAAAAGCTTTGAGAGCTGATCGAGAGAATAAACTTCTTCCATTTCTATTTTAGTTTTGGGTTCGGCAGTTTTATAAAAAGAGCCCCGCTCACTGGACTTGAGATATTTATCTATTTCTTTATTGGAATTCGTGCCTAAATGAGCCTCTAGTAAGGCCCTGAAGGGCATAGGGGGTGTTTGAGCCACATAATCACGCCAAACCCCTGAATCCTTATATATCTGCAAAGCAGTCTTGTTATCTCCATTACGGAACAAGGCGTTTGTTTGCCAGTAAGTTCCCTTATCTGTAAGGGAATAACCAAGAGACGACAAAACCTCTTGTATTTCTCCTGAGTTCAACTTCATAGTAGATCAAGAGGGTCAGAGTCTAAAGTGAGATCGGTGGATAAATGAGACGCCAAATCTTGAAGATCTCCTTTTTCGGTAATGTCAAAATTATTAAAATCTAAAAAGATTGCATTTTTTTGTTTGGAGCCATCTATCCACTCTACGGGCTGCAAAGCTCGATGAATATCCTCCCCTAAGTGACGATACTTAACACAGGTAAGCTTGTGGGAGCCAAAATCAGGTGGGTGCGACTGGATTTCATCCAAAGTTTTTTGCCGCAAAATGAACATATGAGAGCAATATTGGGTGATTTGATCAGAAAGTGCAACTATGGACTCATCCTCCACTATACTGTCCGAATTGCGGTTGTTGGTGATTCCATAACGATTACTCTGCACACTAGTCAACATAGAAATCATGGGTTCATCATCAAACAAAATTTCTTTATGGATTATTTGTTTAAACTTATTTACCATCTCTCCCACTAGCTCCCAAGAGCTTTTGTTTCCTGATCTTTCCGCGGCAGTTTTAATATAATCAAAGCTAAATATCATTTTATTTCCGCGGCCGACTTTAGAGTAATAAAAACGGCGAATGATGTTAAGCATGGCGTCAGCATTTAAACCTGCCACATTATAATAATAAAATTTCATGCTCTTGATTTTGGGCCACGTCGCTCTTATTCTTTTAATATAGTCTTCGTTTTCTCTCCACTTCCCACTTTCAATAAAATTAAGGGGCACCCCAGAAAGGGAAGCGCATTGACGCATAATGACTTCGGTCTCGCTCATTTCTCCGTTATCAAAATGCAGGACAGGAGTATTTTCATACCTTAGGGAGACTTTTGTAGCAAAATCCAAACAAAAAGAAGTTTTCCCCACTCCAGAACGCGCCACGATAACGGTAATGTTTCCTGGCCTTAACAAAGAACCGTACATTTGGTTGAGTCGTGGGTGAGGAGACATAAATCCTACCTCTTTGTATTTTTCAGGGTTTTCGCCGCGGTCCTCCACCATCTCCTCCATTTTATCAAAAATATTTTGAGGAGAGTCATCTTTCATTAGGTAAGGATTGATTTGCGCATTATAAACGGTATCTGCAGTAGAGATTATCTCGTCAAAGGAGGATGCCCTAGGGAGCTTCTTCATTTTTTCTGCAACCTTTAGAGAGGAATTGTAAATCTCACGACGGATAGTGTGTTTTTTGAGTTCTTTAGCTAAAGCTACGACGCTGTCGTCCGCCACTTTAATGAGAGCTAAAGATTTAATGTAGTCCGTAATATCTATATTGTCTTCGAACGAAGTGACAAAGCTCTTGACGCGCTCGGCAAGGATGACGTCATTGATCGCCTCACCCGACTCCAGCGCAGTCTTTAAAACTTTAAACAAAGTTTGGTGGACTATACTGCCTTGAGTATAAAAGTCATTTTCATCAATAAAACTAGCAATTTCCACATATTTAGTAGGGAAACGCAAAAGCGCTGCTAGAAGATTTTTTTCGAGTTCTTTGGAATGAATCATTCCCCTTAGGATAGCAGAATGAAGCCTGTTTGTCAAGTTATTCTTCTGGCGAAGGAGGAAATTCTATGCCTCGCGCCTCTAATTGCTCCTCTAGGAACTGCGTCAGGGCATGTTGCAAGCCCATTTCTACTATTTGACTGTCGGTTTTAGAAAAAATCACAGGGGCACCAGCTTCATTTACATAGGCCAAAACGAAACCTTTATGAGAATCAGCACTACCCGTTAACTCAAAAAGTTGTAATAAGGTGCTCTCGGGGATACTAAATAAAGGCAGTTCGTCATTATTAGAATCGAAAGAGGACATACTCTATATTACACTTAACTAACCGATTACTCCATTATTCCTTAAAAAATCCTCGGTCAATTCGTCGCTGGGCAATATTTCTACCAAGGTAATATCATTTAATTCACAAAATTGGCACTTGTCGTCATCGCGCTTTAGCTGAGAAATATGATTATAAGCATTATTACCATGAAAAAAAGGTACATAACGGTCATGTTGGACGCCCTGCACCTCGATGGCTATTTTTTTATTAGAATTATAAAAGTCAAAAGTCATTCGGGTTCCAGCGACTGGAAATTCCTCAAAAACGATATGGTTTTTCCAGTACTTTTTAAGCTTCTTTTTTACAGAGCGCTGCAATTTACTGCGGCTCTTACCCTCCCACTTGATTAAATATTTTTTGAGACCCAGTATTCGACGCTCGGCCCCTGCTAGCGTTATAAACTTCACAAAGCCGCAAACTCTTCCTTGATGTGTGTTAATAAAAAGTCTTGTAGCTTGGGGTCCTTCTCAATGTAATCTACCAGCTTGGGTTCTCCCTGTATTTTTTCCACACATTCTATTTTAGCCGCAGCCATTTTCTTTAAAAGCTCGGAATCAAAACTGATCCACGCTCCCTTTTTTTCTAAATATCCCCACAAATAAAGAAGATCTATAAGTTCGCGCTCTACCCAAACGGAAGTGCCATTTTTACGACCATACCGAATGGGGTACCTTACTTGCGCCCCCGTTTTTTCATTCACACTTTTACGAAAAATTATCTTGCAAAAATGCCCCTGAGGAGAACCTTTATCCTCCAGCTTGGCTGCGCTACTGTTTTCAAATATAATATCACTATTATAGCGATCTTGAAATTCCAAAATAAAATTGGCATAGTGCTTTATGGCGTTGCCCCCTGCTTGCTTCGTTTTGGGACCACCTCTAGCTGCATAAGGATTAGTGGCAACTTCCACACGAACTTGAGAAGTCAAAATCATCATATGGTTAAGCTTCATAATGGGAAGGACCATCTTTTTTAAAAACACCGAGGTGATGAGGGCTCCTCCAGCGACCTGCTCACTATCTACAAAAGGCTTGCTATAATCATTTTGCCTACATAGCGCATCCACACTATCAATTATAAATAAATATTTTTTATCTTCCTGATTGTCTTCGACTAGCATGCGAATGAGTTCAAATACCTTCTCAAACACATTGCAATCAAATTTAAAAAATTTATCTTCGGAGATATCTAGGCCTGACCTCTCTAACATTTCTGGACCGAGACGACCCTCGCTTTTGATATAAATAACCTTACCATCTTTTTTAAAGAAATCCTGAAAGTTTTTAGCAAAAGAAAGAGCGCAAGAGGTTTTGCCTCCTTCGTTCACCCCTGTGAACCGATGAACGCCTGCGGGGAGCCCACCGTCAAGGGCTAAATCTAAATTAAGACTGCCAGAAGGGATTTTGTAATTTAATTCTTCGTGGTCATTATAGTGATATTTTTTATTATCCTTGTCCTTGAGGAAGGACTTGATCTGATCGGAAGAGGTGAGGGTTGCTTCTTTAGTCATCTTGTAAAAATTGTCGAAGGTTAAGGGGTTTCTTTGTGAGGGAAGGCGCATCTCCTAGTTTGTGATCCGCAAACACAATCGTGGGCGCCTTGGGGATTTTATAATTAAATTCTTGATATTTCTTGGTTAAAAGCTGAAGGCCATAAGTGCTCAAGAGGTACTCCATTCCTTCGTATTTTTTCGGAAATACACTTTTTTGCCAAAATTCTTTTTTTGGAAATTTCTCCAAGAGCTTATTGAAAATAGCCATTTGCTTGGCCCAGAAAGGCCTTCTCCCTTTGTCGGGAACTATTATGAGCTTTTGTATAATCTCTCGTTTATTAAATTTCACAAGGCTATAGTATACCATACTAGAAGCGGAAGTCAAGGACCAAGTGTAAATATAAGCAAAGTATGCTGAAAAAAATTTTCATTTGTTGTCTTATGTTCTGTTTTCCTGGTTGCCTCACTAATAAAGTCAGTGTTCCAGCTCCTCCTCCGTCCCCTCCTTCGCCCCCTAAGCGCTTTATCACTATTGAGCATTTTGAGGGCGCGAGCAGAGTGAGGTTGCGAAATATTCCCCGCCCTTTTTTGCTTCCTAGCGAAATTAAGCAAATCGAACAGGAGCTCAAAGAGTTCTCCCCTAGAGAATTAGAAATGCTCAAAAAGCTATTAGAACAAATCTATGGCCCTGCGGCGCCCCCTATTATTGCTTAAAAAGTAGGGGTGGTGACCAGTCCGTCTTTATGAGAAAAGGGAAGTTTCTGTTTTTATGCGCTCCTCCGCCTTTCTTTTTTAAGCCAGCGTCCTCTACCGAAATCGCTCCAATCTGAGCCAATGAGGGCACCTCTATGTCGGGATCCAAGGCCCATAAAAGATTTGTAGCCTTTGCCCATTCTAGCATTCGCCTTACGGGAACTACAAGATTAAAGCCTTCTCCTGCGCCTCTAACTAGCATTCCCATGTAGCGACCATCTTGCAGAAAAACCCCTCCTCCTGAGGACCCTGGAAAAGCCGTAACTGTGGTTTGGTCAAACTCTACCTTTCCTGAGGTGCGACCCACTTGAGATACGATCCCCGAAGTCATAGAGTTGGCACCCATTTGGCCCAATAAGGAGCCCACATGGTAAAGAGGAGTCCCGATGGGAACGATTGGGTCTTTTTTATTTAAGAAAAATTCTGCGCTTCCTTGTCCGTAATTTTTGGCTCGAACCATTAGGAGAGCTAGGTCATGGCCGTCCTCCGCATCGGAATATTTTACTACTACCGCGTCCATTTTAATCTCACCGACGCGTCGCCCATCCTCAACCAACTCCTTCACGATCTGAGGGTCTTTAAACTCTACTACTTTGCGAGGTTGGCCATCTTCATTGATTACCTCCCTTACGCTCCGTAGATTATCAATTACGTGGGCCGCGGTCCAGACAAAGGTAACTTTTTCACCTTTGATTTCGCGCACAATTAAAACGCCTGAGCCTTCTGAGCTGCTATAACCCCCTTTAGACTTAATGGTGACTGAAATGTTTTGTAAATGTTCGGAAACCGCCTTGCGGTCCAGCTTTTCCTCAGAAAAGGCGAAAATAGAGGTGGCCCAAAGGGCGCAAAGTAAAAATAAGGAGTTTTTCATATAAGTTATAATATAAGGTGCCTCATAGTTTTCAAGAAAAAAGGCTTCCCCTGCGGAGAAGCCTTTTTGGTAGATATATCCTGCGTTAACGAGACGGAGGACGACGCTTTTCAGTCTTTTCGACAGCGCCTTTAGGTCGAGGTGGAGGGCGCCTCTCAGCTCTTTCCTTTGGCGCTTTATTATCTTTAGGGAGCGTGCAAATCACTATTTGCTCCCTTAATTGTTTTTGGATATTTTTAAGCTCCTCATGGAGGGATTTTTGCTCTTCTCTAAAACTATCAAGAAGCTTTTTTCTCTCATCTCCCTTGATATCTTTCAGGGTAATCATTAGTTTTTTCTTGCCTTCATGTAATTCTTTGACTTTATCTGCATGAGATTTCTGCAAAGCCTTTATTTCGGGAGACGCTTCAGGCTTCTTGGGGCGCTCGGGCCTATTCTTCACTAGACCCTCCTTAATGGACTTAGCAAGGTCTTTGTGGGCATCAAAGCGATTTTTATTATTTTTATGAAATGCTTCTACTGCTTCTTTTACCTTTTGCCTAGTAGGTTTTTCGAGCTTTTTTATTACTTCCTTTAATTCTTTATGAAGCTTATCTTTTTCCGCTTTATAGGACTCCATTTTATCCTTTAAGTCAGGAGATAATTCTGGACGCACGGGTTTGGTGGGCCTTTCGGGTTTGGACGGCTTTCCTTCTGAAGAGGTGGGTTTAGTTGGCTTTTGGGGCTTAATAGGGCGCGGTTTAGGCTCTGGACGAGGCTTTTCGACCTCTGGACGCTTCTTGCCAGCAGGTTTTCCTGGTCCCGCTTGAAGCCTATCATCAACGCGGTCCCTGTCCGAATCTATCCAGTTTTTAATCTTGGGGCCGTCGGTGACGTAACCGTCTTTATCCAGCCATTGACCGAAGTTTTCCTTGATTACTTCAGGTTTTGCAGGAGGGCGCGGTTTAGAGGGAAAGGGGCGTTTCTGTTGTGCGGTAGCACTTGTGAAAGCCAACAACAAAAGAGTAATAATTAATTTTTTCATATACTCCCTGTATGCAGGAAGAGTGCCAATTCTGAAGCTAGCTATATAGCCATATACTCCGCGCCCCAAACCTTAAGTGGGTACCTCTCCCCATCACAGTGGGAAACTACCCCCATTTAGCTACCGCCTGCATTTTTTCATGAGGAGACATAAATTTAAAACGCAAATTAGAAGTGGACGCCAATAAGAGTAATACAGCAAGTGGGTCAAAAACAAAAATAATACTTAATATTAGAGTTTTTACTGCACCATCTACCGCTATTTCTTTTCCTACTAGACTTGATAAGAGTTCTGCCACATATTTAACAGGGCCAACCTCTACTTCGATAGCCCGCAATTTATCCCCTAATTTAAATTTGTCATTGCTTAAAGTGTCTATATTACCTTGAGAGCCTGATATTAAATTATTATATTTGTCAATTTCGGTTAGGGTAGTGTCTTTTGTATCAGTGCCCTGCTGGCGTAATTGATCTATTTTTTCTCTTAATTTTTTAATTTCTCCATTGGCGGTAAGTCGGAGTTCGTCTATTTTATTATTAGCCTCTAAAGTTTTTGTTTTAATGGTGGCTCGTTCGGCTTCTTGTTGTGTGGCTAGCTTCTCTAGTTTAGAGCGTTTCGAGAAGGAGCTGCCGTTCGCAATCACTAATCTTTCGGCCTCTAGCTCCCCAAAACGCTTTTCTAATGAAGCGATGCGCTCTTGTTCTATCTTAATGCCGCCATCTAAATTCTTGTATATTTCCTGGAGCAATTTCTCTTCGGTAGCGATGTCGTCCTTCTTAAATGTATTAAAGGAGCTTATTTGACTGTTTAACTTATCAATATTCGAGCGATATTGAACTATTAGTTGTTGTTCAAAACTTATTTTTTCCTCTAACTGGGTAATGAGCGCCCGCTCCTCAATTGCGCCCTTTTGATGTTCTAAGTGAGATTTAGCGAGAAACCCAAATATTCCCACGCTGGTTATCCCCATTAATACAATAACTGCAAAAGTTAAATAATAACGCATTAACCGAGGACATTTGCGCCAATTATGATGAAGCCACGTAGCCGCAATGAGCTTGCCTGACTCTAAAACACTACCCATTAAAATAATAGGCATAAGGGCTCCTGGAAAAAGAGCAGTAAGGCCAATAATGCTAAAATAGGCCGCCGTTGAAGCGATACTTAAAGAGCTTAAAAGCGCTAATATAGGCAATAAATAAGATAACGCTGTCCGTGAAAGGGTTT